AACTGGTGGTATTTGCCACCAGCCCACTTGAGGAACGGACGTTGCCAGGTTCGCGGTGACGGCTCTTCAGTTGGCAGTGTGGGCAGTGTGGCTGCAATACCGTTACAAACAGATGCGCATCTCATCCGTTCACCACCCGGAAGCCTTTGGCTCCCTGCGAATAGTCGGTGCCGACATAGCTGGATTTAAAAAGCGGATCCTCTTTGATGCCGGAACTTGCTGGAGTCATCCAGTCGTCTTCGTAGTGCCTGTCAGGGCCGAAGAAGGTTTTGGCCTGTTTCACGAACTCGGTCCCGGTCTTGCCTGTCTGAGCAACAAACCCGGCATAGCGCTTAACGCCCTCCAGCATGACGAGAGGTGAAACCCCTTCACGAACGCGGGCATCCCAGGCTTTCAGCGCAGCACTTTTCGAGTTACCACCTGCCCGCTTCGGATATAATGCCCAGGCCAGATCAAATAAGTTTTCATTGACTGATTCATTGACTGGTTCAGAGAACTGACTGGTTCCGGGTGCAGCTCCTGCACCACTAACCGGTGCAGCAGATTCACCACCTGGTGCAGGAGATTCACCACCCCGTGCAGGACGTGCACCAGAGGGTGCAGCATTTGCACCACTGGGAAGGTTGAGTTTGTAGACGTTGGTGCGGTTCAGGCCGGTAGCCGCCTTACGGACTTCAACCGATACCAGACCATCCTCAACCAGCTGTTTGATATGGTTTTGCACAGAGCGCTCCGATATCTCGCATTGCTCTGCGATATAGGGAACGGAGGGCCAGCATTCGCCCTGATCACTGGCGTTATCGGCTAGTTTGATCAGCACGAGCTTGCGCAGCGGATTACCCACTTTTGCTTTCATGGCTCTGACCATTAATTCCATGCTCATCTGGACCTACCTCAATTTCCCTGAAATCGCGCTTGAAGACATGGAGTGGACTTGAGCACTCGTGTGGGTAGCCAGAACGCAGGTAGATAACGCGCTGCGCTTCTGGTTCCCAGCGGATGACACGAACGGGGATCCCCCGGCGGTCTTTAAACCAGCGGTCGAGTTCGCGCATAAGGCCTTTGCCCTCCGGTAGTACACACCCACGATTGCAGTGGCGCGGCTGTGGTTACATGCCACCCAGCGGTTTGCTACTCTGCGTTCATACCGAAACAGCGGAAGGCCCGGCACCGGGATCATCCGAAGTTGCGGCAAGCGGTTCTTTACCGTTAAACTGTTCATGCGTTAGTTTCTCCACTGTTACGACACGCCACGACGCCCGGAGCTGCACACTCGCGGGCGTTACTCTTTTCTGGCGCACAGAAAACCCGATACAGCAGCGTCAAATGCTCCTGCCACTTCGCCATTACCTGATAGCTGTTCTCTTCAATTTGCTCGCGTTCGGCCTGGTCAATGACGCCATCAGCGGTTGCCTTGCGGACGAACTTGGAGTGCTCACTGATCCACTCAATGGTTTCCATCAGGCGCTGGTTGATGTCGGCGTTATCCACATCCTCGATATCCACCAGCGGGACGTTGACGCTATTCGACTGGCGCGATACCGCATCAGCGATGTGCTTGCTGCTGCTGGCCTGCTGGAGAACCATCGCCCAACCCATTGGGAAGATCTGATCGCCACCAGTGCGCAGGCGGTTAAAGAGCGCATCCTCTGTCACTCCCAGCCATTCAGCCGCCTCGGCGTAACCGCCCGGCAGGCTTGAGATGGTCTTTTTAATTGCCGCAACCAGCCACGCGGGCTGCTTTTCGACTTGCCAGTGTTGATTGCCCACGGTTAACTCCTTGAATCTGTGGTTTCTGCTATGCCGCTTTCTCGTTACGCTTCTGGTAAAGCGAAGAGTCGAATTTGAGTTTTCCTTTAGTGCGTGCAGCCGCCTCTGCTGCACGGCCTTTAGGAATTAGTTGGCCCGGGCGAGTCCGCCATTGATAAAAGGCTTCAGGCGATACCCCAAAAAATTCAGCCGCCTTGTTTGGCGAACCGAAGTACTGCTCAAGTTCAGTTGTGGTCATCTTATCCTCCTAAGAATATTTAGATATTATTATCTAATCTTTTTTAGGTCAATAAAAACTAAGATTACTTAGGTTTCATTTCTAAGGGTTTGAATCGTGGGGACACTTGGCACGCGGTTAAAGGAATTAAGGAAACAGAGAAAGCTTACTCAAGGCCAATTGGGTAAAGCGCTTGGAGTTTCTGATGTAACGATTGGCTACTGGGAAAGAGATCTGAACGTGCCGGGCGGGAAATCGCTGACGAAACTTGCTCAATATCTCAGTGTAACTGAAGGATTCCTTTTATTTGGTCGGGAGGATGAGGCTAACATTGGGCCTGCACCAGTAGCAGCGCAGCAAGTTCCCATCATCAGTTATGTCCAGGCTGGGGCTTGGTCACCTGAGTGCGACGCCAGAAATATCGATGGAACGGTGGAGTATATTTTGACGTCAGAGTTTCACTCTCATTCAACCTTTGCCCTCAAGGTCAAAGGAAAGTCAATGGAGCCCGAATTTGTTGAAGGTGATGTAATCATTGTGGATCCTGAGCTACACCCAGGCCCTGGCGATTACGTTGTCGCAAAGAACGGCGGTGATGAAGCTACATTTAAAAAATACCGTGCACGCGGAATCAGTGAAACTGGCGAAGAAATTTTCGAACTCGTGCCGCTAAATGAAGACTACGCTATCCGCAATTCTGCAAAAGAAAAGATTCATGTCGTTGGGGTGGTTGTTGAACACCGCCGCATGATGCGCCGCAAATAATACCCTTCCCTTCAGAAGATCTAAATTAGTTTAGGTTTTCTGCTTGACCTTAAATCTAAGTTATTTTAGATTTGATTATAGAAAGCGAACAGGCAGGACGCCCACGCAGTAGCCGCCCCAAGCGCATGAAGATGGGGATGATTCGCTGGCAATAATAAAAGCGCCCCGTGGGACGCTTGCTCTTTAACAATCTGGATAACCCAACAGCAAAAATTTAGCGGGGTTTTGGCTTAGGCGGCGCAGGGGGCCGAGGTTGATTCGGCTTATGACCACCAGCTCTTTCTATCATGAGCTTTTCCTAATCTGTAATTTCGCCGGCCAGAAAGGCAAAAGTCTTTTCTCTTGTTGTTAATGGTCGTGTTGTATCGGGAAGTCCAAGCACGCAGCAAGCCCTTTTGTATGCTGCGTTCTTAAGCACTGACCAGGCATTTGAGTCATTGTCCTGAAGGGATTTAAATCTCGCATGCAACTCTTCATCCGACAACAAATGAGCGTCGGTAGAAAGGTTGAGGTATTTTCGAGCGAGATCATCTGACACCCCGGACTGCCTAGCAAATTGATAAACAATTTGCGCTACAGACAACAGACCAATAATACCGGCGAACCATGCCTTACTGAATAAAGGAGTGAATGCGCTAAGCCCGACAGCAATGATAATCAATGTGACGCCTCTATCGATGCGACCAGTAATTGTACCGAACATCTTTTCGAGGTAATGCGAGTAGGTGATATCAAAGATTACATCGTGTCGAGTCATAGCCATTCTCACTCATCGTTTTTTGGTGGTGCCGGTGGTCTTTTATTTACCGGCATATGCTTTTCGAAATAATCAGGACTTTCATCAGACATTTCGCTGAATCCTATTAGTTGTTGGGGATATCCAGATTAAACGAATCCTTGTTGTTGGGGAATAGCAGGATCCACCGAGCCTGACGTGGTGAAAAGACAGGCACACAACATGTAAGCGCACTCCTTCGAACCAGTTATGGGTGGCAGGTGTGAAAACAGCGGAGTGCGCTTCCAGTTGTGGTGAATTGCAGCCGCTCCGACGGCAACCAGAAGATCAGCGTCTGGCCCACAACTTGAAACCTGTAAAAGCTGCGTTGCTGTCTTTGGCGGCATCTGTCTCTACCCGTGAGGATGCCGCAATTTTTTTACGCAACACACGAGAGCATCACCGGGCGACGGGCTCATAACCCAATCCACCCGGGCACATAAGGCGATTGCAGTCGAGATATTGTGCAGGTGCTCTCCTGTGTTGTGTGGAGAAACTAACCCGGCTGTGTCAGCAGCCTGTTTTCAGAGGGTATACCCGATGAGTAATGAACGTTTGACCGATGTGCCCGAGTTTATGGGCGAACTGGACGGCGGCGTGTTCCAGAACAAGATCGCCGTGGCGCTGAGTGAGGTCGCCTTCGGCGTGCTGAACAACGGCCAGAAGGGAAGAGTTACGTTGACCTTTGAGCTGGACCGCATGAGCAACTCCGTCGAAGAGAAGCGCGTGATGATCAAGCATAAGCTGGCTTATGTACGCCCTACCCCTCGCGGCAAATCCTCTGAAGAGGACAGCACCGAAACCCCAATGTATGTGAACCGCGGCGGTAAGCTGACCATCCTTCAGGAAGATCAGGGCCAGTTATTCACTCTTGCCGGAGATGCCGACGCGAAGCTGCGCGCCAAGCAGTAACCCTTTCAAATTTTCTTAAGGAAGAATCATGTCCCACTCTTTAGACGGTACCGCGATCGAAAAAATTAGCGATCTGACACTCTCCCGCTATATGGAAGAGAAGCTTGAAAGCGTGGATTGCCCCGCAGCTGTCATTCCGCAGGGTGTCCGCATTGATAGCCTGGAATCGCTTTGCCTGGAGCGCTACCGCTTCCGAGGCAAAATGGTCACAGCCAGCATTGAAGACTTTACGCGCTATTCCACTGGCTACGCTACGGAAGGTAGCCGCTGCTTTATCAACGCCGACGATATGCGCGCAGCGGCGGTCTTCAACCTCGGCACAATCGAAAGCCCAGGGCATGCAGACAACACCGCTCACCTGGCGCTGAAAAAGACCGCCCCGTTCTCCTCCCTGCTATCCATCAATGGCGAGCGCCACAACCAGAAAGCGCTGGCCGAGTGGCTGGAAGACTGGGCAGAAAACCTGACTGGCTTTGATGCTGACGGCCAGGTTATCGACGCCAAAAAATCAGCAGCAGCGATCCGAAAAATCACTATCGAGTCCATCCAGAAAGCAGATTACGAGGATCAGGACTTCAGCGGCAAGCGCTCTTTAATGGAAAGCGTTGAAGCTCGCACGCAGGACATCATGCCGGTGGCGTTCGAGTTTCGCTGCGTGCCATTCGAGGGGCTGGCGGAGCGTCCGTTCAAACTGCGACTGAGTATCATCGGTGGCGATCGCCCTACCCTGGTCCTGCGCATTGTCCAGCTGGAAGCCCAGCAGGAAGATATGGCCACTGAGTTCCGCGATCTGCTGGTCGAGAAATTCAAAGATAGCCAGGTGGAAACCTTTATCGGCTCGTTCAGCGCTTAATTACGTTGCCTTAAATGCCCCGCCTCAGGGGCATTTAGTGAAGCGAAATTAAATTAACGATCGCCAGCAGGCGAGGGATTCGCTCAACCAAAAATCAGGCGCGGTGCAGCGCGTATTAATGGAGAACACGTAATGTCATATATTCAGACACTATCCGGGAAGCATATTAAC